CGAGTATGAGACGATCAGCTATGTCTTGCTGTATCGCCAACGTAACTTTGCTATATAGCATGTTATTATGGTTGTACGGACAAAACACCTACGATCCTCAAATATTCCTCTCAGAGCCCCATAAAGGCCCTCCGATAGCAATACGCTACCGGGGGCCCGCATGGGAGAACTGAACGTCTACGTTAAACCTCGCCCGTCAAAAGGCGAGTAACAAACGTATGAGCCGGTTGGCCAGAGGTGAACTCATCGGCCTCCAATCCCGACTGCGAAGCAGGCGAAATCAGGAGGTAGAGAGCATGCACCAGGCCAATCATATCATTCGTGCTAAAGTTGGTGTCGCGTGGAGACGCGAGTACCAACGACACGAAAGACGTGCGTTCACTACCGTCCGTGAGCACTTTTGTGTGCTCGAGACGTAGTTGAGTGCGATTGGTGCCGACGGGCGGATTCTCTTTCGTTGATTGATTACTAATCTTCAACGTATAAGACTCCGTCGCGGAAACGGTGTACTTGCGTACACTGCTACCGTTGTCTACATCAATGAGGGAGACGGGCGTATTCAGCGTTACGCTGGAGATGCTCGCCTTGAGGTTTAGGGTGTTATCAAGCATGTTGCTTGTTCTTTATATAATGACGTTAAGGTCTTCGCGTGCTAATGAGAGAGGTAGCTAGTAATAGCTTATCAATCCCAAGTCGCTTAAGCGAAGACTTATGTGGTGGATGCGGAGGTAGATAATGCCTCCGGACGAAGGTGCGGTACAAATCTCCATACTGAGGGGTTTTAGACCCCGAAGCAGGATCAGTGTACCACCATTGGCGAGAGAGATCACCACGAATGTGGTGCGCTCCCTCGTAGACTGTCATGTTGACCCCGACGAGGTCGTGCTCCAAGTCGTGAATACGGTCACCGAGATCGGTGAACCAATCCACAACAAAAGAGAACGGAATCGCGTCGTATATAATCCCAGGATCGGCCTGCACTCCCCAATAATCAAGGAGTGCTAGGAATCTTCCGATACTAGTGTGTATGATGTCATCAGCTCTCAGATCAAATCTGAGGTAGGCACAATAGTACAATTCATAACTGTACTTAATTGTCCAGATGCCACCTACACCCTTATACCGCCCAACTTCTATCTCTGTTTCCAGAGGATAAGAATTGCCGAGTGGTATGAGGGAGGGGTCCAAAGTAAGTTCACGAACGTAGCGATACGTCCGGCGCTTACCATGATAGAGCTCACTCAGAACTGCTGACCAAGAGGTCAGCATCTTGAATATGCTCTGTATGTCGGAAATGAGAGGCAGTATTCCAAAAGCCCATACGAGATGTTCGTTACCAATTATGGCAGCGATTTCTCTTAAGGATTTCTTTCGGAACTGA